GTTTATTCAAAATCATTAACTGTTGAATCTGAACCGGAAATAGTAACAATTAACAACGTTCAGTTTGCAATGGGTAGAACGCCAAACTCAAACAGGTATGCACCAACGGTTAATGACTATTATCATATTGATTCATATACTGGAACTACTTCAATAACCGATTCAGAAATTCCAGAAGCAACAAAGGATTGGGCGGGTGCGGATATAGTGGTTAAGGCTGCAACATTTAATATTTGGAACCGATACCCAATAACTGACCACACCGGGAATACACTAACCTACACAGGAGGCGTTACAAATTATCCGATGGGCGTAGGGTTTGGCTACTTTATTCAAGACGATATAAGAACGCTCGACCAGTTTGGAGAATGGTATTATGGAGGAGGGAAGTTTTATATGTATTTTGGTGCAGAAACTCCAACCGATTATACAGTAAAAGTATCAAGCCGGGATAAATGTATTAACGTAAATACGAGAGATTTTATTACCGTAAAAGATTTAAGTTTTGAGGGTGCAAACTTTGCAGCAGTTGGAACAAGTGTAGCAGCAGCCGCATACAATCTAACCGTAGATAATTGTAATTTTAATTCAAATACTTTAGGAGTATATGGGCACAGAGCATATGAGTTGATAGTTACAAATTCAACTTTTACAAACCATTCTTATCAGGCAATTCAGGACGCTTATTATCCCGATGGCGCTTATATTGCCAATAATTATATTGACAGTACAGGTCTTGTAATTGGCGCAGTCAGCAAAAGTATAACGTATTGGTTTGCAGGAAAAGCCATGAGCATTGTAACAGGTCGGCATGATTATTCTGATAAAGATATTATTATTGAATTCTTAGAAAAATCAGGATTTAAAGAAAACGGAAGAAATGCATATTTAAACGAAAAGATAGGGACTATTTTTATTCGTCAATGGAATATTCAAGTTGTATTTTTTCAAATATTTGAGTTAGGAGAAAAACATCATGCTAAAAAAGTTCGTGATGTTTTAATGCTAAAAGATGCAGTTGAAACTTACATATTCAATCCGCAAGTTTAAGTAACAAACCTAAATACGAATTACAAATAAAGTAGATTATGACTAAAGAAGAAGTGCAAAAATTAAATCACGGACTTTATAAAATCAAATGGAAGAAAAAACATGGCGGTGGTAGATCATTGGCTTCTGTTGGAAGTTGTCCAGACGGAAACAGATGGGTAGCTGCTTGCAATTGGGTAAGTGGCAGTACAAACGAAATTCAAGTGTGGAATCAAATAAAATCAGTAAAGGTTATTAAAATATAACACCCAAAACACGTTTAGTTACGTGTTTTTTGCTTTTTATGTTGAAAATGTTTAATTTTGGGTAAAATAAAATAACATGGGAGCACCGTTAGGAAATCAAAACGCAGTAGGAAATAACGGAGGTTGTCCGCCTTATTACGATGCGAATAACCCAGAAGATATTGAAAAAGTTACCTCACTTTGTTTAGAATATTTTGATTACATACAAGGCGAATACAAAGAAGATGAACATGAAACAGAGCCGGATGTATTCGTTGTGAAAAAAGAATGGATTCGAGCACCTGAACCTCCAACTGTAACAGGATTAACATTGTATCTTGGTTTTGATTGCAAACAAACGCTTTATAACTACGCTAAAAAAGTAGAGTTTTTAGACCCGATAAAAAGAGCATTGACCAAGATTGAGCAGTATCACGAAATAGCGACCTCAATGGGCGATAAATGCACAGGTAACATATTCATTCTTAAGAACTTCGGTTGGAAAGATACTACTTCAATGGAGCATTCAGGCGAAATAAAAGGAAGCGGAGAGCCAACAAAAATAATGTTCGTCGATTCAGATCACGATGATTAAATTCAGTAAAAAATACAAACCTCTTTTTCAATTATTACAAGGCGAACATTCAGAGGTAGATACAGTTATTATGACAGGAGGTAGGGGATCTGCTAAATCTTTCGTAGTAGCTGTTTTTTCGTTAACAGCATTGGCACACCATTTATGGGATGTTCTTTATACCAGGTTTACAAACGTATCTATTGTAGATTCGATTAAGCCGGAAGTAGAGGCAAAGATTGAGGTTTTAGGATTAGAAAATTATTTAAACTCAACTACTTCACACATTGAAAAGGTTGAATCAGACAAGAATAAGGTTCCGAATAGAATTGCTTTTAAAGGAATTAAAACAGGCAGTAAACAGCAAACAGCTAATTTAAAGTCATTGTTCGGTTTTAATTGTTTTGTGGTTGACGAGGCAGAAGAGCTTCCAGATCACGAAACTTATGAAAAAGTATTTCTATCGATTAGATCCCAAACAAAAAGAAACCTCACAATTTTAATATTAAATCCCTCGTCTGTTCATCATTGGATTTACAGACATTTTTTTGAAGCACGAAACGTTGACGGAGGCAGCAACCTAATACACCGAAACGTGATGTATATCCATACATCTTACTTAGATGTGCCTAAAGAGTATTTGGCACCAAACATCATTGAATACTACAGAAATCTAAAGATAGACGATCCTAAGAAATACGAACAGGTTGTAATGGGAGGATGGACAGAAGCTGTAGAGGGCAGGATATTTAATGACTGGAAAAGAATACCGTATTCAGAATTTATAAAACTAAAACTAAAATCATTTTACGCTTTAGATTGGGGTAAAAATCACAAATTTGGTATTGTTGAATTAAAATATGATCCTTACACAAATACCCTTTATTGCCATGAGTTGAATTATTTTTCAGAGAACGAACTTCTTGCGCAAATGACCAGCGAAGAAATCGAATCAATGAATAATAGTTTTGTTTATAACGGGTATAAAGAAAAAGTATTTGGAGGCATTATAGCCCACACTGTAAATCGTTTAGGGATTCCTAAAGATGCATATTTGGTTTGTGATTCAGCTGTGCCTGATAACATAGAGAGATTACGTGCTTACGGCTGGGAATACGCTTACGGAATCGACAAGCCAAAAGGCTCAGTAATGGCAGGAATAACGTTGCTGCATTCCACAAATGTAGCTTATACTGAAGAATCAAAAGGAATTGATTTAGAGTTTAAAAACTATTCTTATGCAATGGACAGGCTTGGAGTTGTAGACGATGAAGTAATAAAAGCTTATGATGATTTAATAGACCCAATACGATACGGAAGAAGACACGCAAAAAATCATTTGTAAATTATTGAAAAACTTTTTCTATATTTGTTGCAATATAAACAAAATTTAATGGGATTCTTTTTTAATATCGGTTTTGGAGGCAATCAACGAGAGCCATTAAATATTGAAACAGATGTGGCTGGAAACATCTTTTATACGATGTTCAGCTCTAGCACAGCATTAGGCAAAGTTATACCTGACGCTGATAAATTAAGAATCGTTTTAAATAATCCCGCATTACTAAAAGTAATTGCTTTAGATTGTGACATATTTTCGTTAGGTAAGATTAATCAGTATCAAGACGAAAAATTAAAGCAGGTAGATTTTCTTTATTCAGAATCTAAAAAACCGAACCTGCTTCAAAGCTGGACACAGTTCGATTGGGATTATAAGTTTTGGTTAGACATATTCGGAACTGCATACCTTTATAATCCAAATAATTCAAAAGTTCTTACAGATAACAGTAATATTCAATGGCTTAACCCTTGCAATTTTGATTGGGATTCTAGTTTAATTCAGAAGCTACAAGCGTTAATTTTATCAAAACAAACATATAACGACATATTCAAAAGCTCAGTTAGATACAGGTTTGATAATGGCGATGTTAAATGGATCAAGCTAAACGAAATAACGCCTTTTTACGATCTCACTAATGCGGGTAGCAATAATCCTATGAAAGGCTACAGCAGAGTAGACGCTTTGTATAAGGTTATTAAAAACAGTGAACTTGCATTAGACGGCAAAGGGATAAACTTGGAGTTTGCCCAAAAATTCATGGTTGCCGGCAAAGCAGATCCTGATAATGTAGCACAATTGCCGATGTCTGAGGGCGAAAAGCTAGACATTGAAACAAAGGTAAGATCGCATAAAAATATTCACGCTGTAAAGTCGATGATCGATATTAAGCGCTTTGTCGAGGATATTGGGAAATTAAAACTTGACGAAAGTTTCTATAATGATTACTTCATGTTCGGGACAATGTATAACATCCCACGTGATATTTTAGAGGCGAATTTAAGGGGATCAACTTACGAGAACCAAGAAAAATCAATGGCTCGTTTAATAGAGTATTGCGAGGCTCCTAAAGGGCAGATGTTGACAGATTGGTTTGAAAATCAATATGGATATCAAGACATAAGAATGAGCTGGTCGCATTTGATGTTTAATCAAGTTTTTGAAAAAGAAAGAGCCGAACAAGTAGGTTTAAAATTAGATAATATTATTAAAGCAAAAGACTCTGGACTAATTACAGACGCAGAGGCAAAAAAACTGAGTAACAATTTATTAAATTAATGAATTATGAGTACTAAGCTGAATAATAAAGAAATCCAAGATAGATTGAAAAAAGAAGCTGAAGAAAAGTTAGCTACAAAGACCAAGCAAATACAGGATCAAAAAGATATTAAAAAATGATAAAATCAATTTATTTTCCAGATAAGACTTACGCAACAAAAGAGGATTTATTTAAAGACCTTAGAGAAAATGCGGAGGAAATTATTGCTTTTAAAAAAGCTAAAATACAAAAATCTTGTGATAAAGGGGTTTCTGTTACTTGTAAATCTTTAGATTTATTAAAGTTTACAGATCAATTAAAAGGAATAAAGATTGATGATAATTTTTATTATATCGCTGTTAACACGACTAGAATATTAGACTCTCATGACGATTTACATATTGATGGGCTTTGGAATAAATCAATAAAAGACCAGCAGTATAAAAACTATTTAGTCGCTGATCATGATTTAGAAATAGGTAAAGTAATTGTTAAGAAAGAATATGTAGAAATGTTTGTCGCTAAAATACCTTTCAGTTTATTAGGTAAAGACTATGAAGGAGATACTCAGGCCTTAATCTATAAAGTACCAAAAGACAAGGTAATATATCAGCCGGCAAAAGATTGGCTAGAAAGCGGTGACAGCATCGAGGCAAGCGTAAGAATGCAATATGTTTCAATTCTTTTCGCGTTAGACAGTAATGATCCCGCAGATGCCGCAGCAAAAGCAAATTATGATGCATACATTGATACGATCGCCAATAAAGATGATTTCGAATACATATCATACTTTTTTCCGATAAAAGAAGCAAAAAACGTAAGAGAATCAAGCTTAGTAGTGTGTGGTAGTAATCCCGTTACGGGAAGAATAACGAATAACAAACAAGCCGAGAAATCACTTGATGATAATAATGAGCCGTCAAAAGACACTCAAACGAGTAAAAGAAGAAGAAATTAATTAAACACAAACAATTATGTTTATTAAAAAAACACAGGAAGAAATTGACAAAATGACGCCAGCAGAAGCTGATGCATATTTTGCTCAAAAGGAAATTGCTGAAAAAGCTGAGGTTCAAAAAGGGCTTGATGATTTAGCGGCTAAACTAAAAGAAGAATTTAAGGGTGATTTGGATAAAGCTAACAAGTCTATTGCAGACATGCAAGAACTTATTAATCAGCTAAAAGAAACTGCTGATGGAAAAGAAGCTATTCAAAAAGGCACTTTTATCACTTTTGTAGAGAAAAATATTGAGGAGTACACTAAAAACCCAGAAAACAAACAGTACGGATCAAGCACGGTAATTAAAGTTGCTGCACTTATGACCACTGCAAATGTTACACCAAATGTTGCTGGTGGGTTCTCCCCATTATTTGGAAATTATATTGACACAGAGATTGGACATGTTCCAAAACCTGAGAATATTATCTTACCTTTGGTTACTGTAAAAACACAGCCGGGAACAGAAAGTATTTGGACCTCTGACCGTATTAATGAAGACGGAGACGCGGCATTTATCGCAGAGGGGGCTTTAAAACCATTGGCTGACGCTGATTGGACAAGCACTAAGCATGACATTAAAGAGGTTGCAGTTAGATGGAAATTCACAAAACGCCTAATGATGCATGCTCCTGCTATTGTTCAAGATTTTCAAGAGCACGCGAGAGAGCTTGTAGATCAAAAAATTGACGATCAATTATTAGATGGTGACGGATTGACAAACAATCTTTCAGGATTAGAAACAGAAGCTTCTGCTTTTATTGTTCCTGCTGGATTGGCTGGATATTATGTTGCGCCTAACATCTACGACGTTATTATGGCGATGGCAACACGTATCAGATTAAGCAACTTTAAAGGTCAGATTACAGCTATTTTAAATACAGTTTGGATGGCTAAAATGGCAGGAATTAAAGATGCTGAAGAAAGATATATCATTGCTCCTTTCGTTTCGGCTGACGGAACCAAAGTAGGTCAAGTAAATGTAAAATTCTCTAATAAAATCGGGGATGATGCAATTTTAATTGGTGATCTAAAAAAATTCAATGTTGTTTTCGCTGAAAATATAATGTATGACGAGGGTTATGAAAACGATGATTTTTCTAAAAACTTAGTTTCTCGTAAGCTTGAGGCTTTTTTAGGCACATACATTAAAGAGTCTGATGCTGGAGCAATTTTGTTCGGGGATATTTCTGATATTCAAGATGATTTAGTAGTAGTAACACCTTAATATAATCAAAATGGGAAAGAAAGAAGAAAACGCGGAGGCTTTGCAGTCATTAGCTGGAGAACAAAATACTGATGGAGTAAGTTTTAACGCAAAAGAAATGATAACTAAAAATGCAGAAGCAAAAACAGTTATTCGTTACGCGGACAGAGTTACAATAAAGCTTTTGAAAAATACAAAGTATCAAAAAGCGGGTAAAGTATATGCTCCTCATAAAGTTAAAGCTATTGCATTAGTAGAGCAGGGAATTGCAGAGTACGTAAAATAATCTAAAAACATTGTAATGTACATAATAAACGACACAGATTTTCAAGCACCAAAAAGAGAAATTCCAAATTTGGATGAAGCAGACAGCAAAGCGTTTGCCGAACTAGAATTGTTGATTGACGAAAAGTGTCGTTTATTGTTACTTGATTTTTTAACGGTAGACCAAGCACAAGAATTAGATTCTTATTTGGTAGACGGAATGTTTCCAGAAGATACAACAGGTATTCCTCAAAAATGGATCGATTTAGTTAATGGTGTCGAGTACACCAAAAACGACATTAATCTTATTTGGAATGGTTTAATTTACTCGAAAGGCACTTACAAAGGTTCTTTATTAGCTGATTACGTTTATTACTATTGGTTAGAAACACAAGCTAACTATATGACTGGAGTTGGTGACGCAAAAGGACAGCCTAAAGGAGCGGTTTTAGTTAATCCTACTCAAAGACTAGTTAGT